ATGGATTCCGACGAAGACTTCGGATGCCTGGGCATCCCTACCCCCGAAGGAATGTGGAAGCAGCAGACCGTTCTGCTCTCCGCAGAGATCGAGGAATACCAGGACGACATCCGCCGCATGCGCGAGAGGCTCGCCCAGATGGTGCTCATCAACCAGACCGTGACGGCCGAGCGTGACAAGCTGCTGGCCGATCTGCGCAAGGCCACCAGCACCCTATCCGCGATCTACCTGAAGGAGTCCGAGGCAGCGACCCGGCAGATGGGCTACGTCTACGGCGACCACACGCAATAGCTCAAGGCGCGGTCCCAGTCAGGGCGGCGTAGGCCCGTTCGCAGGTGAGCCCGCGGCGTCGGGCGTCGTCAATTCCTTGCGCCAACTCTCGATTTCGAGCGACAGACCGGTCGAGCAGTCCGGAGAGCACCATGGCGGCGCGCCGGTTTGCTTCGCTTCTGGCGGCAAGGCTGGGATCACCGGGCACGCTGCCACCGGCGGCGACCAGCTTGGCTGTGTCGTTTCGCAGCCCGTCAGCAGCAGCGCCAGCAGCGGCAACACCAGGTGCAGCGGCCGCTTCCTGTTTCCTTGAATCATCTGCTACCTCGTTGACGGCTTTCTGCCGGCGTTGTTCTTCAGTGCGCTTGGTCGCGGTGTCAGCGGCCAAGGCCTTCGACTGCAGGTTGGCCTGGTCGGCCTGCTTGGCCTCCCAGCGCAGGTCGGTGACGGTCACGCCGTGGCGGTAGGCGCCGTACAGCGCGCCAGCGATGGCGGCCAGCAGAAACAGCACGGCCGCCAGCCGGCCCGCCGCCGTCATACCAGCGCCCGCCGCACGCCCTCGGCAACGATCGCCGGCGCGTAGGGGTTGCCGCCGTTCTCGTGCGCGATGATGGCGGTGACCATGCCGGCGAGCACCGCCGATGCCTTGATGTCGATCGGCTGGTTAGGCTCGACGCCCACCGACTTGGCCACCGCCTTGATGTAGGCCTCGGTATCGTTCTCGCCGCCAGGTGCCCAGCGGCTGATCGTTTCGCGCACGGTGTCTATGCCCGGGGCACCCACACCGGGCATCCCGTCCTTGCCGCGGTAGTTGATCAGCAGCTTGCCCAGCGCGCGGATGCCGTTCTCGGGCGAGTCGAAGATGGCGAAGCGGCCGCTGGGTCCGGGCTCCTTGCCCAGCTGGCCCTGCCAGTCGTTGCGAGCATTGAAATCGATGTTGCCGGGGTTGTTGTTGCGAACCCCGCGGGCGGCATTTGGCATGGCTTTCTCCAGGCAAAAAAAATCCCGCTCGATGGCGGGTGGCGGTGTGCTTGCGGTAATCAGGCCGGAACGGCTGGCCAGTCCACGGTGGTCGGGTAGCCGGCCTGCTCGGGCAGGCGGTTCAGCGCCACGCGATACTTCTTCCAAGCCTTCAGCAGCGCGGTCTCGGCATCTGTGGCGTCGTCGATGTCCACCGCATCCTGCAGCGGCGCGATCGCGGCATCAGCCACTGCCCGGCGGGCGGCAGTTTCAGCAACCACCCCGGCGAGCAGCTGCGCGGCGGCGGCCTGGTCCTTCATGGCCTTGGTGATGAGCTGGGTCCAATCGATGTTTCCGCTCATGCTTGAGGCTCCTGGACGACTACGGCTTCAGCGGGCAGGGCTTCGGACAACGCCCCCGGCTCCGGTTCAGGGATGGGCTGGGGCTGCGGCAGCGCCACAGGGCCATCAGCGGTGATCAGCAACGGCTCGGGGAAAGCCTGCTCCTGGCTGTAGTTCGCCGGCAGCGGAAGGATCAGGGTCAGTTCAAGCTCGCCGCCCGTGTTGTCGACCTGGCCCGCGAACCAAGGCGAGCTGATCGCGGCCGCCGGCAACGTGTCGCCATCGGCCATTTGGGAAAAGTCGAAGGCCTCGCCGTTGATGGTGAGCACCGAACCAGTGCGCGAAACTTCGAGGGTGTCATCCCGGCGCATTGGAGAAAGATTGATTTTCATTAGAACCACCTTCCGATAGCAATATAAGAGACACCAGCCACCGCAGTAGAAACCAAACTACAAACATATACGCTTGCCGGAGCAGTTGTTGTTGCCCCAGTGTTTTGTGCAACCCAGCTAAAAAAGTTGGCATTCCTCTCGGATGAATAACTAACTTTGGGAGCCGTACTAAAAGTGGCCGGAAATACCGGAATCCCCACCGTGCCGTAATAGACAGTCCCGTTTACCGTGGAGGTGGTTACCGTACCGGCAGAAGCGCCAGTACAAATCATCGTCCCATCCGCATACTTGGTGTAGGTACCGTTAGCGTTCGTACCGGTCTCGATGACTGCCCCGGTGGGCACCCCGCTTGCTTGCGATACCGTGCCTAGAATATTTGTCTTCGCGTAGGCCCCGGCCGTTATGAGCGCCGTGAGAAGCGCGGCAATGGTCTTAACGCCCGTGCCACCCTGGGCAACGCTTAGCGCGGTAGTGAGCCCGCTAAGTGCAGTGATATCGCTGTTTGCGCCAGACTTTGCACTAGTGGATGCAAGCCGGGCGACGGCTGGGGCCGATGGGCCAGCCACGAACGCAGAAGGCGTTGAGGTGCTGCCGAGCCTCGTCTCGATCATCACCGAGTCGATGGTGACCGTGGTGCCAGCGGCAAGCCCGCTCATGTTCGGGTAGAAGGTGATCGCAGCGCGTGCCGAGTCGGTGACCACCACGGTCATCGTCACGCGGGTGCGAGCGGTGGTGAAGGCCACCGTGTCGGAGTAGCGATGGGTGCCGCTGTAGAGCGAGGTGCGGATGGTACCTGCCGCCGATCCCTGGATGTAGGCCGACACCAAGTAGGTGCCCGGGACCAAGTCGATGTTGTATCCAGCAGCGCTTTGGACGGGGCAAAGCATCAGGTATTGAGTGGCAGCAGTGCTGGCAAGCGTACATTGATACCCATAACCGGAAGCTGCGTTAGCCACCGCTACCGGCAAAGCGGCGAGACTTTGCCCCATTACCAGCACTGGGGCCGTCGCCCCCAGCCAGCTGTAGTCGTCGTTCAGCAGGTTGGTACCGGCGGCGGGCAGGCCGGCTGAAGCGGCGCCAAGAGTGGCCAGCGCTGTAGCCTGGTCCGCGTCATCGACCACCGTCTTCATGAAGTCGCTGAAGCCGAGCGTGGTCAGCATCGCACCATAGCTGGCGTCGTTCAGCAGCTCGCGCGCCTGCGCCGTGAAATCGGTAGTAGCCATGCCATCGGCAGCGGTGAAGTACGGCAGCTTGTTCGCCGCCCCCACCAGCGCCGTCAGCGCCTTGAAGCTGTTCGACCCCAGTTGCGTTCCGAACTGCTGCACCAGCGCGTTGAAGGCGTCGGCTAGGGCCTTGTCGTAGCCCTGCACCGGAACAATGGCGTAGGCCTTCCCGGTACCGGTGGCGCCAGCATAGGCAGGGAGGATCGACAGGACCGTGTCGCTGGCGATGTTGGTGATTTCGTACCAGGCGCCATCAGGCCCCTTGAAGCCGTCGCCGACACGGGCGTTGGCCGCGAAGGCCGTGCTGGTGCCGGTGACCGTGGTGCTGTTGAGCGTTACCGCTACTGTGCCTGCTTTTGGCCAAGGCATGCGTTTCTCCAGGCATGAAAAAGCCCGCGCGCGGCGGGCCTTGAATGGTTGGTGGGGCTGGTAATCAGGCAGCGACCAGCTTGGCGAATATCACCGGACGGTTGCCCTGGTCTGTCCAGGCGCCGCTGATGCTCGCCGACCACATCGAACTTTGGTTATTGGTGTAGTCCATGCAGATCGCGCAGCTGCCGCCCGCGTTAACGTCCTGGCAGCCCTGGGAGAAAATGTTGAGCAGGAAGTACTCGTCCGCTGCGGCAGCCCGGCCTGCCACCCATTTATAGCGATAGCCCACTGTCAACTGAATGCGGCCTGCGTACGTCCAGGTCTGCAGCACGCCAGTGAATGCCACGGCAAAGGCGCCAGTGTCGTAGATCACCGCGCCGGAAGCGTCGAAAAGGCGCATGCCGAATGTGTCGGTGCTTCGCGATGCAAAGGTGGCCACGAACCACAGCCCGGACGGGTTGTAGTTGATGTTGCTCATAGTCACCTGAAAGCCCGTCCACGCGCCCGCCGACCCCAGCAGCGTCGTCGACAGATAAAGCTCCTGGCTGCTCGTCTGCTGGGGGCGCAGGAAAACCATAGGCGGCTCGACCGTGGTGATGGCCGCGCTGAAATAGACGTTGGCCTTATACGCCGTGCTGCTGTAGCTGCCCTTCTCGATCACACACATCCGCGGGGACTCAGCATCGATCTGGATGTAGGAGCTATCGTTTACCGACTGGAATCCAAAGGCCATTAGTTGCTGTACCTCACTGCGATGCCACGAAGAATGCCTTGGGCGGTGGATGTGCTGGCTGACAAACCTGAAGGGTTGCGCGCCCTCACCACCACCTGCCCGGATGCAATCGTGACGTAGGGATAGCACTTGGCATTGCCCGGGGTATCGTTATCGCCAGGCACGTCCTGCGCACGAGTAGGCAGCAGGAAGAATGCGCACTTGGCTGGATCGAAACCCGGAATATTGAGCGTGTAGTTAACCGGGTTGGCGGTGGTGGATGCCGAAAAGTCCAGCACCCACTGCCCCATCACCTGGTAGGTGAACGTGTTGGTGTCCATCGCAAGCACGCCATCGTTGCGGAAAACCCTCAGGCCATAGCTCATGCGGTCAGGTCCCCCAGTTGCACGCGCAGGACACCGTTCTGATCGAAGACCTTGAGCGCCCTGTTCGTGAGCGTGATCCGTCCCCCGCCTGCAACCACCCCATTGATCTCGAATGCGCCAGCCTTGCTCAGCTTCCAACCCTGACTGCCAGCGACGTAATTGTCGGACTGCAAGGTATCGCTGATCTTGCCGAACGACAGGGACAGGTCCTGAATGATCGCGTTGTTGATGAACACCTGGCCGCCCTGGACCGCGAACGGCACAGTGGCCGTGCCACCGGCAATCGTGTTGACCACGGCGAACCGATCTGCAGAAACCAGAAACTGGCTCTGCAGGCCTGCTGCCGTGTTTTCGATGCCCAGGCCAATGCCGGCTGCGATGTACTGCCCGGTGGAGGTGATGTACTGCATCTTCACCGACCAGGTGGCCGCGAGCTTGCCGTTGATGTCGTTGACGATTGAGGTCGTCTGGGTGATCGCGGTCTGCTGCTGGCCCAGCGTGTCGCCCTGCGATCCGACTGTTGTCGACAGCTGATTAATGGTTGTGGCCGTGGCCTGCTGGTTGTCCGCGACCGTCTTCGACAGCTGCGTGACCGTTGCCGCGTTGTCACCCACCGTCGATGTCAGCTGCGTTATCTGCTGGGCCGTGGCTGTTTGGTTATCCGCCACCACCTGCTGCACCGTGGTGATCTTGGTCGCGTTGTCGCCAACCGCGGCTTCGAGCGTGGTGGTGCGCGTCGACTGGGCGTAATCCTGCTCTGCCCGGACCTTCGTCTCCTGCGCGGCACTGGCAATCGAGTTCCAGCTGTTCAACGCATCCGCGAGCGCCCCGCTCGCCCCATCATCCCGGCGGGCCGCCACCAACGACTGCAGGCTGCTGGCTTGTGCGGATACCGCATTGATATCGGAGGTGTTCTGGTTGACCTGCGTAACCAGCCCGTTGGCCGTGGTCAGTATCTGTCCCACGTCCTTCCAGTAGGTTGCGTTCGGCGGAGCATTGGTGCCGTCGGCCTTCGCAGGTACCGCCGCGATGGCCTGGTACAGCCGGTCGCCCTGGTACACGATGGCGCCGATTGCATAGGCATCCGTTGCCTTGTACATGATCGGGTTCGACAGGTTGTCGATCTGCTCCTGCAGGCCGTCGATCTCGTCGATTTTGTCGATCTTGGTGAGCAGGTCCTGGCCCAGCTGGGTTTCAGTGATCTCGCCCGCAATTGCATCGAGGATCAGGCCGGCGTCCGTGCTGGCGATGCCCTGCACACCATTACCGACCGGGTAGAACGGGCCGATGTTCCCAATCCGATCCACCAGGCGCGCCCAGAAGTAGAACGTGGCTCCGGCCTGCAGGTTCTGGAGGACGTAGTCGCGCTGCGGATAGGCCAAGTCGCTGAGCTTCGCGGCGGCGTCCAGGCTTGGAGACTTGCCGTACCAGACCTCGGTGCGCTGCGTATCCTCGGCGCCCGCCGGGAAGGTCCAGGCCAAGGCAATGCCGAACAACTGGCTGGCAGCCGTCAGGCTGGTCACCGCCGGCGGTGTGCCGGTCTTGCCCTGCAGGTCCGTGGCCGGCGAATAGCCCCAGAGCGAACTGTTCCCGGTCACCCCCACCGCCGAGACGCGCGCGGTGTAGGTGTCGGTGTAGATACCGGCAACCTCGATAGACGCCGTGTAAGTCACTCCAGCGTTGATCCAGTCGCTGGCACCGCGGCGCCACCACACGTTGTAGTAGACGGCGCCGGACGGGGCATCCCAAGTGATGCGCATGGTCGCCACGTTGACGCCCTGCTTTACTGCGTCATAAGTAGTCAGCGCGACATTGGTAGGAATGGCCTGCACTGCGTTCGGCAGCACCGACGTAGGCGGCGTGACGATCTGCGCACCATTGTCGATCGCAGCGAACTTGCTCGCGTTGTGCTGCACGGCCACAACGTCGTACTGCAGCTTGTCGTCGCCGAAGTTCTCGGCCACGGTCAAGATTCGGTAGGTCTCGGCCACCAGTTCGGTGGTTTCGATGCTGTAGATCGACTGTGCTGCCGGTACCGCACTGAACGCCTGGCTCACAGTCACGACGCGACCGGTAAAGCCCTGGATAACTCGAGTCTCGGCGGTGCCCGTTGGCAGGATCACCACCAGGGTGTCGCCGGCGGCGGCTTCGATGTCGTTGTCGAGGGTCACCGTGGTCGTCGTGGCCGACTTGATACGCCCGGCCATAGGCTTGCCGCCATAGAACTCGTCGGCTACCCGGATCAGCTGACCCGGGCGCGCAATGGTTCCGTCTAGGCCCACGCTGAAGCTGATGGTGTCCGTTTCCAGTTGGTTGGTCAGCAGCGTGTACTGGCCCAGGCGCTGGGCTTGGCCTTGCGAGGTGCAGGCGAAGGCCGTGATCTCGGTTTCCCGCACGCCGTAGCGCGCCAGTGCCTCCTGGCGGGTAACGTACTCGGTGCGGACGTTGCCAAAGTTCTCAGTGTCGGACCAAGACACCTTGCACACGCTGTAGCGGGTGGTGCCGCTCGACGCGGCCCGGCTGAACTTGCCGTCGATGACGTTGGCGTTGGTGTAGGTGTAGACCGGGTCACTGGGCATGTCGGCGGAGACCATTACCTCGGTACCGGCGTAATAGCTCATGCCCCGGAACACACTGGCCAGGTCCTGCAGCACCTGCAGCGCGTTGGCGCGGCTTTGCAGGTACAGGTTGCAGGTGAACCGCGGTTCGGTGCTGCCCTTGCCGTTATCGACCAACTGGTCGCAGTACTGGGCGATCTGGTACAGGCTCCATTTGTCGACCTGGTCGGCCTTGATGACCTGGCCGAGGCCGTAACGGTCGTTCAGGATCAGGTCGCGGAAGATCCAAGCAGGGTTATCGGTCCAGGCGAGCTTGAAGGTGCCGTCCCATGTGCCCGAGTAGCCACGTATGGAGGGTTCGTAGTTGGTCGGCACCTGGATGATGCGCCCACGGATACGGAACGCACGCTCAGGAATCGACGAGAACTGGCTGGCATCAATCTTGGTGCCCACCAGCGCGGTGTAAGGGTACTGCAGCTTGGCGTCGACGATCTCCGTGTAGCCAACAATCGAGGTTACGGCCTGAGTGCCGGAAACGTTGTCGGCGGTCAGGCGGCGCACGCGTATACGCCATCCCCCGGCGGAGGCCGGAAGGTCGATGCGGTGGGTGCGCTGATAACCGTTGGTGGTCTTGCCGTTGAATGCCTGGCTGACCACGGTCACGTAGTCGCCGTTGTTGGTCGACAGGTCGATGGCGTAGTTGACGACTGCTCCGACGGTGTCGCCATCGCTCTCGCTGGTGTAAAGCACAGAAACGCCAAGACGCACACGAACCGCGGAGAGCTGGGTGTTGCTGATTGCCTGCGTCCACGACTGGGCGAAGGTCAGCTGCACGCCCACGGCCGTTTCAGCTTCAACCGCTGGAAAGCCCGCGATGTAGTCCTGATCTGCCTCGCCGGTCCGCCCTTCCCACGTGACGTTGGAGTAGTTCAGGCTGCCGTCCGGGTTGGCCAGCGGCGTCTGGTCGAAGTAGATCGACTGCGCGCCATTCACCAGGCCCACGATCGGCCCTTCGCTGATCGCGTCCAGCAGGACCGCATAGCTGGTGTTGATCAGGCTATCTGGACTTTCTACGGGCGTATGGGCGCTTTCGCCACTGGACTTCGAGCCGCGAATGGCGAGTGCAGACATGGGGATTCCTTATTGCTGGTCTTCGGCGACGATGCCAAACGAAGCGACGGCAGAACCCACAGTCATTTCGCCGTAGCACAGCGGGACCGGGTTGCCTTGAGTGGTGGTGTTCTTGATGCCGGAGAAGTTATAGCTGGGCTTGTTGTCTGCAGACTCGGAACTGCTCAGGCCCTTCTGGGTGCCGGCGATCATTTGGGCTACGCCGCCTATGGCGAGCGAGATGCCGACCGCGCCCACTGCCGCCCAGCCGGCGGATGCCGTACCGAACAGCCCAGCGCCACCGGCTGCGGCGCCGCCAGAATAGAACGACGCGACCGCGATGATGACTACGCCGATGATGGTCTGTAGGCTGCCGCCGCTCTTACTGCCCTGCACCACTGGAGCGATGCGAATATCGTTGCGACTGGGAGGGTCGCACAGCTCGTCCTTGCTGATGTTGCGCTTCCCGTAGAACACCGCGAACGCCAGCCCCATATCCTTGGATTCAGCCATGAATCGATTGAATCCTTGGTGAAGCACGCCGAGTGCGCGCACCGCCTCTGCCGCCGAGTTGACCGCGAGATAATGAACCCTGCCAAATTTCGCGCCGAGCTTGCCGTATAGGCGAATGGTACGGACACGCTGCGACATACTTTTCTCCGGGCATGAAAAAACCCGCCGTAGCGGGTCTGTTGAGGTTCATCGGTTACAGGCAGCTGGTCATGGGCTCCTGTAGGTCCCGAGAGACCCAGTTGTTAGAGATTGCGTAATACTTAACAGATGATCCGGTTCCGGTCGGCGTGATGTCGGCGAAATACTCCCTATCACCGGCGTAGACAGTGCTTCCACCATTCCGGCCAGGCTGCATGGCCATTACCATTCCGCCACCTGATAACTTGCTGTCTTGCCATGCAAAGAGCACGCACTTAGCAAGGGCGTCAGGACTCTTCACTGACGAGAAGGTCTTTACCGGCCCTCTATCGCGCATGGCGGGCATGGTCGGCGTGGCGCACCCAGCCAGCAGGGCAACCGCAAGCGCCCCAATCAAAACTCGCATCTGAATCCCTCCTTTGGAAAGGTCGGACTGTATCAGATCAACCCAATTTCGCATGCTTGTGCCGCAGCACCAAGTGGGTGGCTTCTGCCCAGTAACCGCCGTAGACGTCGCGCTTCGAGTCGCGGCCGTGCAGGTGGTGCAGGATTCCGCCTGGCACTGGGTGGTGGTCGGGCTCGGTCTTCAGCACGCCGTCGGCCAGATAGATGCCAGCGTGATTCGGCACTGGCGCTCGGACCTGCATGATCACCACGTCGCCATGCTGCAGGTCATCCACTGGCTCGAAGCCGCATGCCGCGTAATTCTGCATGTACAGGTCGCCGCCGTTGGCCCACCATTCGTCTTTCCGGTCATAATCCTGAAGCTCGATGCCCATTTCACGCTGGTAGAAGTCGCGCACCAAGGTATAGCAGTCGAGCACGCCGTGGTAGAACGGGCGGCCCACCAGCGGCGCCTGGTAGCCGGTCGGCAAGTGCAGCAGGTGCGCGGTAGGGACGCCCTCCCGAACTTCGACGATCAGCCAGGGCAGTTCGGTGGCCTCCATCGACACCCTGTCAGCGCCGCTCAGCTTGGCCGACTGGCCCGGGTGGCTATGGGCAACACACAGCACCTTCCCGAGGTCTTCGGCGTCCGCCCAGGCCTCGGCACTGATGCGGAAGTCCCGCTCCGGCTTCTCGGCAGTGTTCGCTGCTGGCACGTAGACCTGGGCGCCGCCGATCTCCACCACCAGCCCACAGGCCTCGCGCGGATTGTCCATTGCCGCGTGCGCGTATACCGCGGCGATAACGTCAGGGCTGAATTCCATGGGGTTCTCGTCAGTTGCCGGCGCTGGGGTAGCTGCCATACCGGAGTTGGTTGTTCGCGCCGAAGCGCAATTTGCAGCCAGTCAGCGTGCCGGAGCACTTGTCTTGGCCTGGGTCGCTGGTGATGACGTCCTTGTCGGTGGCATAGACCGATCCGGTGTAGCCGCAGTAGACACCTCGATACCCGCCGATTGAGAGCCACTGGCAGCAGTTCGCGATGATCTGCCGGCCCGGCAGCTGCCGGTCGGTGGCGATCAGCGGGGACTTCAGGACAAACACCACCAGTTCACTGTCGGCCGACTGCTTCTGGTCGATGACGTAGACATCGTCGGCGAAGTGCTCGTCAGGGTCGGCTTCGTCATTGCCGGCCGGAAAGTTGGCGGCGTCCATGTAGCGCCCCAGCGTCCGATGCCGGGTGATCTTGGCGTCAACCAGGTCCTGATAAGCCTTGCACAGTGCGGTGATGAAGCCACTGACATTGCCCACTGACAGGCTTGGGTTGCTCTGCTGGCCTTCCCCGGTCATGCCCATGCCTTCGACCTTGATCGGCCAGGGTGAGTATTGAACGCCCTGCCAGTAGATCGGGCCAACCTGCGTGTAGCCGTGGAAGTAGTAGACGTCACCACTCAGCGGAGTCAGGTCCAGTTCAAACAGCTCGACGTACAGCCCGACCTCCAGCTTCTGGATGTCCTCGTAGATGCTGTCGGCCATCAGGTCACCCCAAAATATTGGTCAAAGGTGGCAGCCACGGTATACATCCCTGCTCCAAGCGGTGTCGTCGTGAAGGTTACGCAAGTCCACCGAGCCTGCGCTCCAAGAGGCGGCGTCCACGCAAATGAAATGTGCCCAGCGCGGGCACGTAGAAAGGCGAGAATTTCATTTGCGTATGCTTCATTGCCCTTGAAGGTGAGCGGCCAGCTTTGGGACTCGACGTTTAGCCCGTCGCCAGCCACCTGCTTGTAGCCGCTGCCGAACTGAGCGGAACGAACGCGAAACGTGCTGGTGCCGGTCGGCTCGACGTAAGGACACCAGGTGAATTCGTCAGCCATCACCCTCTCCCATTGATTGCTTTACGGATGTTCCCGCCGGGCGATAGCGACCTAGCTTCAAATTCTTTCCAACTTGCCTGCAGTTGCTTCTGTTGCTGACGACCCCAATCCGCTATCGCAGATTGGTCAACGGAAGCGGCCGAATCGCTGCCACCCTCGACAGTAAGATGGAAACTGACGCCGCTTGCGGCGGTGGCTGGGGTTGAGGCAGCAGCAGCTTTCCCGACCCCAACGTAACCGCCGTCGGCATACCCCTTGCCCGTCTTGTTGAGTTTCTCTAGGTAGCCGCGCATCCCCGGCTGCTGGACGACTTCCTTGCGGATCACGACCTCGCCGCCGTGCACAACGCCCATCGCCTGGTACTTTCCGCCATCACCGGTGTAGCCGCCATCTGAATACGTTGCCCCCGACCACCCTGAGAGGTAGCTGCTGGAGTAGCCCGCCGCTGTGCTGCCAGCGGAGGTCGCGCCGCTACTGAAAAGGCTGCTCAGGCCGGCGCCGCTCAAGCTGGAAAAAACACTGGAGGCCGCGGCCTGCAACTCCATCTTGACCAGCATCTTGCCGAAGCTGATGGCGACCGATTTAAACGAGGTGTCGGTACCGGTGACCCAGTCCGCCGCCGCATCGGTCAGGCCGCCATACAGCGACGTGAAGGCCGATTGGGTCTGGCCAGCGATGTCCTTCGCGCTGTTGACGTAGTTTTGGTTGGCCGCGCTGTAGCCATTCGCCCAATCAGCCTGTGCGGCATCTACATCTGCGTAGTACTTCTGCTGCATCGCCAGGCGCTGGCTCAGCGCGCTGCCCAGGGCCCCGGTTTCCTTCTGGTAAAGATCCGTGCTGATCTGGTCCTTGTTGCTCTTGTTGTAGTCGGAAGTGAGCTTGTCCATCTGCGACTGGTACGACTGGCGAATCGCGATCTGTTGTTGCAAGCGCTGCTTCTGCTGGTCGCCCATGCCGGTTCCGGCCAAGCTGCTATCAAGACCTTGCTGCGCACTCGAGAGCTGGTTTTGCAGGTTCTCTTCGAATACCGCCAGCTTTTTGGCCTGCTCAAGCGACCGCTGCTTGAGAGTGTTCTCCGTCTCCAGCGCGGCGTTGCGCTTGAGCTGAGCGGTGTACAAGTCGGAGCTAGCCAGCAGGGATTTCTGGTCGGCGGTCAGGGTCTTCTTCGACTTGATGTCGGCGAGCTGCTGCTCCCATTCGATCAGCTTTTTGGCGTTCTCGCCCAGGGCTTGGGTGCCGGCGCCCTGGCTGCCGATCAACTGGCTTTGCTGTTGCAGAACCGCGTACTGCTGACGAGCATTGTCGAGGGCCTTGGTGCCAGCATCCTCGGTGTAGGCCTTGCTGGCTTTGGTAGGGTCCTTGTACTTTTCGCGAATGCCAGCCAGACGTTTCTCAGCATCAGCATCGCTGACACCGGAGGTACCGTTAATTTTGGCAGCGCGGTTGATGTCTTCTATTTCACTACGAGCGGCCTTGAGCTCCTTGGCCATTTTTTCCGACTTGCTAGCGGTATCGTCAAGCCCCTTATTAAAGCTGTCGAATGCCTTGACACCCTTGTCTTGAATGTCTTGGTACAGCGCCTGCGCGGCGGCCCGGTTCGTTTTTTCGTTCTGTGTCAGCCCCAAGCTTGTGATATCGGACTGAACAGCGGCGACGCCCCGGCCGCCGCCACCCCGCGCGCCGGTGCCGAGCCTTGAAGCATTCGCCAGCTGCTCGTTGAGCAGTGCCATTTTCTCTTCGAAGGTCTTTTCCCGACCAATATCGAGAATTGCGTCCCAGGCACCCTTGGCGGCGCTCTTGACGGTATTCCATCCGCTTTCGATGCTGCCCAGGTTCGACTTGATGCTGTCGGCGCGGGTGCTCAGCGCCTGGGCGTAGGCCTGCTCGGCCAGGGCCGCAGCACCCTGCTGATCGCCGCTGCGCTGCATAGCGTCGATCTGTTCGTACACCGCCGCGTTCAGGTAGTGGATCTGGTCGTTCAGCGCTTTCGATGCCTTAACCGGATCGTCAGCCAGCTTGGCGAACTCGGCCACCGTATCAGCAGTGGCTTTACCGGTGGCTGATTCCATCTTCAGCGCGGCCACGGCGATCGCGTCGAAGCTCTCCACCGGTATTTTCCCGGTGCTGGCGAGCTGCACCAACACGGCGGAGGCAGATCCAATTGTGCCGGTGGACTTGCTGACTTTCTGCGCCAGGGACTGCAGGCCGTCCACCGTGGCGCCGGAGGCACTACCAGTAAGCGCCAGCGCCTTCTGGAAGGCCGAGGCCTCGTCACTACCCTGCTTGTAGGCCAAAGCCAGCACTGCGACGGCAGCGGCGGCAACGGTGTACGGGTTCACCAGGCCAAGAACGTAGCCACCAAGCGCTTTCGCAGCGGCGCCTGCGCCGCCGAACTGGTCTTTCAACTGGCCGCCCTGCTGGAGGAAAACCGTCAACGGGCTTTGGCCAGCCTGGAGCGAAGTCGCGATGTCGGTGAACTGCCCGGGCACGTTGCGCAGCGCCGCTGCGTAGGCCTTGGCCGACATGCCGCCCTTGAGCATCGCGTCGTCAGTTTGGGTGAGCGCCGCACGCTGATCGTTCAGCTTTTTCAGGTAATCCCCGAAATCAGCATCGTCCAGGCGGTTGGCCGCGCGGTGCTTGCGCAGCTGCTCTTCCATTTTGTCGAGCTTGCCGTAGGCAGCTACCACCGGGTCGATCTGACCAACCAGCCGGTCAAGTTGGGTGGCCTGGTAGGCCGCTTCCTTGGTGGCCGACTTGAGCGATCGCTGGGCGCGGTCCATGCCCTTTTCAAAGCCGCCGGTGTTGGCGATCAAGTCGACCGTCAGCGTGCCGAGGTTATCGCCAGCCATAATTCACCTTTTCGCTGCCTTGAGCAGCCGCAAAATATCCATGCCCATGGCGCCTGCTTCTTGCACCGGCTCTGGTACCGGCTGGCGGTCTGGGAGAAAGTCTGAAAACTCGGCCTTGCCACCAAAGCCACGATTGAAGATGGTCGCTAGCAGCGCGATGCCTTGCTCCAGCCGCAACCCCAAATTGAGCTGACCGGTCTGCCGTTCATAGGCCTGCCAGGACAGGAACTCGGGGTAGCTCATGCTGGCCTTGGCTTCTTCAACCGTTCGCCCGCCGATTCCGTTGAGCACCAGCGAATGCCAGAACTCATCGGCGGGCGTTATTTTTTTTCGGCGTCTTCCTCGCGCATGCCATTGGCCTCGGAGATGACGGCGAGCAACGCGATGGTGAGCTCGGCGGTGATACCGTCATGGCCTAGCTCGGGAGAGCCGCGCACATGGTCGACGGTGAACACCGGCTCGCCGGCTTCGTTGCAGATGCACGATGCGATGCGGTTGGCAGTCCAGTCGGATCCACGAGCTTCCTGCTCCCAGCGACTGGAGATGGCAGTAAAGGAATCCTTGCGCACGTAGACGGTAGCGGTGTGGGCCTTTCCGTCGGCATGCCAGGTGATTTCCTTCTTGGCCGGCGCGCCGACGAACCCGCCGCCGGCCTGGAGCGATTCGATGCTCAATACCTGGCTCATGGGTTACGCAGCCTCCGCGGGGATCAGGCCAGGCTCACCCGAAACCTGAATCCCGATGGTCGACTTGATCACGTCATTCAGGCCGAAGGTGAACGGGAAGCTGTTCATGTAGCCGTCGAAAGGAATCCAGCTGCGGGTGGTAGGCAGAACGAAATCGCGCACACCATCAGCGCCAGCGGTAGCCTCGACAGTAGGCGGTACGCCCAGGTTTTCTTCATCGCGGGGGCCATCAGAAAGGCCGACAACCCATTGCAGGGTAGTGCCCGCGGTCTTCAGCTGGTGCAAGCGAATGTGTGCGGGATTAGCCGTGTCGATGTTGATGCCGAACGACGCGGATCCAGGGGTCGCCAGGCCGGCTTCGTAGGTGCGAGCCTTCGAGGTGAAGCAGGTGGTCTCGATCTGGTCGATAGAGGTGTCGATGCCATCCAGGGAGGTGAAGCAACCCACGTTCAACACGGTGAAGTCAACGGGGTCGATTGCGTACAGCTCGGTACCTTGAGTTTTCAATTTGCACTCCCTGATTTTCCGAGAAAATCACAATTAGCGGGCATAAAAAAACCCGCCGGAGCGGGTGTGGTTGTCGGGCAGCGACTACAGGTCGACCAGCCATCCAGCGTCGAAGCTTTTTCGGTAATTCTTGGTGGTGGTGTCGCGAGAATCGAGGTTGAAGCCGGTGATATAGCAGTAGGGGCCGATGGCCTTGCGGATCGCCAAGGCGACCTGCTCAGCAGCCGAGCCGGTATCTGCGTAAACGTCGATTTGGAGGCCGTAACGATCCGTGGCCGGCTGGCCATTCACGAAGTTGAGCGGAGAACCGCTCACCACCTGCCAAACCGCGTACGGTTTCGCGACGCCTTGCGGGGCCTCGCCAAACGGGTAGAGCCTGGTTGGGTTCAAACCAAGCAGAGCGGTAACGGCCGGCGCCACGGCGCAGACCTTGAAAATAGGGGCAACCATCAGGCCTCTCCCAACTTGAGTAGCTGGAATTTCGCCGAGCTCAAGAATTCCTTGAATACGGCCTCTCTGTTGTTGGCCAGCGCAGGCCTAAGCATCGGTTGCGCCCGGGCGAACTCGGTTCCGAGCTCAACCCACCACCAGTAGAAAGTGTTGCCGCCGCGCTGGCCGGCGCGGGTCTTGCGTACGCCGACCGACACGATGGCGGCACCCAATTCGGCGCCCTGGGCCTTCTGCTCTACCAGGGAGATGTTCTTCGGGAGGTAGTTGCGGGTCTCAGGGTCATCCACTCGAGACGCCCGATCCTGAGCATCTGCAAGAACAATCTGCATGGCGTCTTTCGCGGCCGGTACGGCGACCTGACTGCGCACCCCCTGGCTGAGCTCCCGAAACTTAGCCGATAGCGCATCAGCGCCGGAGAGCTTGTAGGAAATGGTGTCAGCCATCAGTTGCTCCCGCCGAAACCAGAATCGTCAGGTATTCGAGGCCCGATACCTTGTCTTCAAGCGCGGGCCCGACGATGTCGTAAACCACGCCGCGGTGCACAATCCGCATCGTCGGCTCGATGCCGGGCCTGAAGCGAATAATGATCCGTTTGGTAGCCACCGACTGAGCAGCTTGAGCCGCCAGCAGCTCACGGGCTGATAGGGGCTGGACTGAGCCCCAGACTGTGACGACATCAGTCCACGCACCAGGCAGGCTTTCACCGGTTTCAGGATCTTGCCATCCAGCACGCGCTTGAAAGCTCAGCCGGTGCCGCAGTTTTCCCGCATCCATCAGAATTTCTTCCTGTACCAGAGCAGGCGACTGACAGCCAAGGGCACCTCAGTGAGCCCGCTGGCTACGGCTTCCCGATTTGCATACCAGTGGCCAACCAATAACAGGACAGCTTGCTGCACATCCTTGGTCAGAGCCATCTGGTCGGGGAGCAAAGGCGTGGAATCGACCAGCACCCGGTCGCAGTGCTGCTCGACGTGGGCCAGCGCGGCGTCGAGATACCCCTGAATCAGCGCGTCTTCGTCGTCGTGATCGACACGCAGGTGTGTCTTCACCAGGGGTAGCTCGATCATCACTTGTTCTCTTTCGGTGCTGCCTGTTTCGAGGATTTCGGCGCCGCTGACTTGCCGGTTTCTTCGGCCAGGCCTTTGCCGAGCAGTTGATGCGCATATTCGTCGTCGACGTTTTCAAAGCTGTCGCCAGCGACAACCTTGCCAGCAGGAACGCCGAGTTTCTCGGCGTCACCATGGAAGCCCCAGAGTGCGGTGATATTCATTGCAATCTCCTAACGATAGGGGGTCATCGACCCCCATTGAGCTGCGGGGTGAACGATTAGGCCGCGAAGCGGCCCTTCACGAATGCGTAAGGACGACGCACTGCCAGACCCAGGCGCTCTTCGACGAGAATAACGCGCTGGTTCTTGACGAAGTCGTCGTTGATCATGCCGACCTTCACGGTGAAGGCCATGCGGTCGTAGATACGGGCGCCCTGGCTGAACGAGCCGGTCAGGAATTCGCCGCCGGTATCGGTACCGTCGCCTTCGTCCATACTGTCGGAAGCCACTACAGGGCGGCCCCAAAGCACTGGCGTGACCAGGCCCTGCAGGTTGGCGAACAAGTAACGGTTTTCACCGTCCTTCTGCAGTTCGATGTTCATCCAGTCGAGGTCGGTCATGACCACGGCATCAGCAGCGCGCTTGGACTGCTTGCGCACCTGGTAGATCGCGCGGCGCACGGTGTCGATGGCGGTGTCGCCGGCCTTGGCCAAGGTGCTGTCGAAGGCGGTCGCCTGGGTCATCACGCCGTTCAGGTTGTTGCCAGTGCCGTCGCCCTTCAGGATCTGGCCTTCTTCGGTCAGTTTCAGGTCGTAGCGCAGCAGTTCCTGGATGTAAGCGTAGAGCTGAGGAACATCGTCCAGCGCTTCGTCGGTCACCGGCATCCACACCGCGATTTTCTTCACTGTGTCGGTTTTCTGCGTGAAGGTTACGCTGCTGGTCGGCTTCGCAGCGCCTTCAGCCACCATGCCAGCGCCCAGAGTGTGAACGTTTTCGATGAAGTAGCTGTAGGACTGGCCGCTCACCGGAGTGCTCGGGATGAGGTCGCGAATCAGCAGGTTCTGGCGAGGCACGTCCTGAATCACCGGATCGTACTGGGGAATTACCAAGCCGGCGCTGGTAACCTTGGTTTCAGACATGCTGGCCATGTCGGACTTGCTGATTTCGATCTCGGCGGAGTTCTGATTCTTCTGAATCAGACCCTTGTAGGCATCGTTGCCCTTCACGAAGTCGATGAAGCCCTTCTTTTCGCCGCCCGGGGTGCGCAGTCGAACGCCTTTTTCTTCGAGCTTTTGCACTTGCTCGATGACGCGCTCGATCTCACCCTTCTGGTTTTCGATCTGCTTTTTCATCTCGGCCGAGGCGGTATTGCCCTTCTGCAGGTCATCCGAGATTGCATCGTACTTCTGCTGCAGGCCGCCGAAACCCTCTTTCAATTGTTTTTCGAGGGAGTCACGGATTTCTTTAACGTCAGCGGTCATGGCTGAACTCCAAATTGAGTGTTGAACAGTTGGGAGATTGCTTTCAGCTCATCCACGATCGCCGTGGCCTGGGTGTCACCGTCACGGTGCACTGCCTGGTAGCCGAGCGAGGCGACCGCAGCCGCCTCCTTCTGAGAAAGCCCCATTCGATCGCGCAGGGCCTTCTCAAAAATTCTGATATCCGACTTCACGTCGGTGATGGTCGCCTCCGGGTTCATGCCGAAGGGGACGATGGAGGCCTCCCACAGTTCGGCCTCCTTGATGATGCGGATCTGCCGGCCGCCCCGCTCTTCGAAGCTCGAAAGCAGTGTGTTGAAGCCGATGGACATGCTGTCCAGAGTGCCTTCCTTCATCAGCTCGTACGCATCGCGTGCGTAGCTGACGGCAAGGTTGATCTTGCCCTTCAGGAATAAGCCATGACTGTCCTGCACGAACTCCGAAGAGCCGACCAGGCGAGTGAGGTCGTGGAATAAGGCCAGCTTCAGGCGACCACCACGGGTTGTCTTCACCTTGGTGAAGGCGCCCGGGAGGATCACGTCGTCACCCAGGTCGACGTTGTTGAACACCGACGCATAGCCCTCGAAATTGCCGGCGTCATCGACGGCCTTGAGCTCGAACGGTACTTCAATCTTTGTTTGCATTGGTCTGCATCTCCCAGCGGGTGACCTGGTTGTATTGATCCCCTACCAGCGGCGAGAGGTTTTCCTTTTCCCTGACCTCATTGATGGCCATCCACCCAGAGCCGCTCGATCCGCCCAAAGCCGCGGTGTAATAGGCTGCGCGGCCGGCGCTATCAGCGCGCAGCAGGCCCTCCACAATGAACTCGACAAATCGAGGCGTGCCCGCGAAGAGCTTGTCGTTGAGCTCATCTTCAATGGCGTCGAGATAGGGCTTCAGCCCGAAGGTGACAAACCCGCTGGTTTGCTGCTCCAGATTCGAGCCCATGATCGATGTCTTGCTGGCTCGGTTGGCCAGGTACAGCGGTACACCCCAGACGCCGGCCAATGCCTCTTCCTGAAACTGCTGCGATTCGATGAACTGGCTATCTTTTTGGCTCAGCCCTGCGGGAACGATCTTCGGGTTGCCCTGCAAAATAGCCATTTTCCCGATGTCGGCGGCGTCGCCTTTGCGCACATCGGGGAATTTCGCCATCACCTGGGCCTGCTGTTCGGTCGTAAGGAACTGCTCGTAAATCACGTATCCGCCGGTAAACCCACCTTTGCGCATGAAGTGAGCCGACCAATCTTGCGCGGCTTTGGCGAGCCCCATGCTCTCCGCCTGATACTCGATCGGCGACATGGCGTTGATCCCGTCGCTGCTGAACAGCCGGAAGTGCAGCATGTTTTCTGGCGATACTGCGAACCGCTCGCCACCGAGGGTCACCCAGTACAGCAAGCCCTCGTCGAGGTTGATCTCGACCGCGTCGCAGGGAAGCGGAATGAAACCGATGGGATCGCCGTTGTCAGATCGCTCGATGAGGTTGAAGCTGGAACCGCGCAGCGCCATGTTCACCACAGCGGCCTTGAGAAAATTCAGCCTGGTCATGAACGGGTTCGGCTTACGCAGCAAGCGCGCCATGCGATCCCCATAGGGCACCACCACCCGCTTGCCGTCCTTGTCGTCGTAGAGCTTCAGAGGCAGGCCGGATACCGACTCACATAGGATCTTCACGCACGACCAGACAATACCGACGGTCATAGCGTTCTTTGAGGTGATCCGCACGCCGGCCTTTGTGCGCTTGCCGCCGATCTCCAGATCGACCTCGACGTAGTCACCGGTGACCGGATCGTCGTAGCCGAAAAAGCGCCACGTCAGTGGGTTGTACCAACGAAATGCCATAGTCAGCCTACGAGTCCAAAGAATCCGCGATTCAGGTAGTCATCCATCCCGCCTTTGCTCTCAGGATTGAGCGACATCAGCGAAACAGCGTTGAAAAACGCCATCAGGGGGTCAATTTTTGCCGACCCGGACGCTTGTTTCGTGATCAAAATAGCGTTCCCGCGCGGCTCGACCCGGGCGTTGCCACAGCACCAGGCCATCATGGGCTGGCCGCCGTGGATCAAAACGCCCTCGGCTAGCTTGCGTTCGGCCGTCTTAATGGCGCCCCCGAGCTTCCAGCCCTGGGAAATCCCAATGATTTTTTCCTGCGGAACGCCTGCGGAGACCAGCGCGTCGATGATCCCTCCGACTCCGGCCGGGTCGATTCCAACCTGATCGAGTAGACCGCGCTTTTCCACCGCGCCAGCCAGCTCCGAAAGCTCTTCCAGGTCATCGCCGATGGCCTGCACCAGCACCAGGTCGCCGTCCTTTGCGAAATCGTGGAATCGAGGGGCTTCTGCCTTACGGCGCTCAAGCACCGAAGGGTGAGCCCACGCCCGCGTCCAGATCAGCCATTCGCGCGTGCGCTTGTCGCGGCCCACGGCGGCGAAGCCAAGCAAGTCGTCAAGGCCGCCACCATCGATGCCTAGATCGACTACTTCACAGCGGTCGAGCAGCTGCTCGAAGGTCAATTTGGGAACCTTGGCCTGCACTTCCCAGAAGTCTGTGCCTGCCCATCGGTTCGATAAAAGAGCCAGGCCGATCTCGACGTTCAGGTGCTTGGCCAGGAAGCCGCGGAACGACTCTTCACCGTCTAGCTGCGCCTGGGCGTAGCCGCGCTCAATGAATTGAACATCCACGGAAAGCCCCAAGTTGGGGTTGGTCACGTAAGCATTTGCCGGCTCGCGATGCGCACCAACGTCAAGCATGGCTTTCGGGAACTCGTAGAGCACCGGCAGGAACGACTTGTCCACCGTCAGGCCGTCCCGTACTGCACGGGCGTACAACAGCTTCTGCCGAAACACCCCTGCCGGTGGATCGTCCGACTGGGTAGTAGCGTAAATCACGAAGCCTTCAGGCCTCGATGCCAGGCCGCCAGTGGCCTCCCGGAGCATCGCCTCGGCGCCGTGGCGCTTGCCGAATACCCATAGTTCGTCAATGAAAATCCCAATGGCCTTTTTTCCCGACACCGTATCGTTGTCGGCAGCCACCACCTTCAAGGTCGCGCCGGTTTCCCGGTGGGTGACCGTGCGGATGTGGTTCTGCACCTGGATAAGCGCCGCCAAGTCCTCGTCGGCGTTGATCATGTCGCGGATCGGCAGATAGGAGTTGTCGGCAATTTCCTTGGTCGGCGCCAGGATGATGAACTCTCCCGATGGACGCCAATTCAGGATCAGCGCCGTCAGCATGATGCCCGCGGCGATGGTGGACTTGCCGTTCTTCTTGCTGATCAGGAGCATGAACTCTTGAATCTTGCGCCTACCCTCATCAGGGTCGTAGGCGCCGAATATGGCGGCAACGAATTCGTTGACCCAGGCCCGGACGGTCTCGCACATCAGCGGGCTGCCGGTGGCATCCACCATGCGCAGCGCGCCGAACACTTCGAGGGCCTCAGCCGCCGAGCCGGGGAACAGAGGCCCGTGGGGTATCAGTGATTCCTTGGCAACGATGCGCCGTTCCCAGTCGGTGCAGGCCGTGGACCATTCCATCACTTACCACCCGGGATTGAGCGTAGTTGCGGCGGCGCACGGACGCCGAATTTGCCTTGGGCGGCGCCGGCGGCTTTTTCTTTCGCCTGATCCTTCTTGCCACCCTCACCTTTGCGTTGGTGCATGAAGGGCATCAGCGCTTTGGCGGCATCTACCCGAAGCTTTGCCTCGCTGCCGAGGTCGTTCATGACCGCCAGTAGGTAGTCCTTGGGATCCCGGTGGCCGATGCCCCGAGCCAGGTCGAACGTCTCGGGCGCCGCTTCATCTTCAGGCAAGCCTGGCTGTTCAACGTCGCCGGGGCCTTTAACAGCTTTAACACCACCGGCATTGGGGTACAGGGCGTTCAGCTTTTGGAGTTCGAGCACAACGTCGCGATCTTTCGCGAGCCGCGAACCCGCTGCGGAGGCTGATTTTTCGGGGCATCCCGCTGCAACGGCTGCGTCTCGATTGGACGCACCTCCCCTCACCGCGTCGATAAAGGCGCGTTTCTTGGGTGTTAAAGCCATTAACAGAAACCTGTGCGGGGAAAAAAATCTGCGCGTGCGGCCCAGCGTGGTCTGGAAGCGATAGACCGCCCATATTTTGACCGCCCCCCCTATAGGGACAGCCTATCGCACCATATCGGTGCACTGGTTAATGAGAATTCGCATCATTACCGACGAGCGGTCATAGGCCAGCCTCTTCGGCTTTTTTCACCGAGTCATGGCATGGCCGGCATAGGGTCTGCCAGTTGCGGCGGTCCCAGAACTTGACCATGTCGCCACGGTGCGGCTCGATGTGGTCGACTACGCTGCCAGAGCTGACTCGGCCCAGGCGCTCGCAGTAAGCACACAGCGGGTGGGCGTTGAGCCAGCCCTCGCGCGCCTTCTGCCATCGATAGCCGTACCCGCGCTGGTGCGCGGTTGTCTTTGCCGCGCGCCATGAGTTCGGGTCAACGGTGCCTACCCGATCCGGCTGAACCTGCAGCCTGTTCTTCAGCGTCGTGAGCTTCATCGCTGGGCTGCTCCGGGGTGTGAGTGGAAGGCGTGGGCAGCCAAGTGCGTGCCCTCTCCAACGCCACCTGAGCCCAACGTAAAGCCCTGGCGCGTCTGGCTGCGCAGGCATTGCATGCCATCGATCAGGCTTCCGCCTTGGCCAGCGCTACCAGGTGATCCCACTCAGCTTCAACCGAATGCCCGAGCGCTACCAGCAGCGCCTTCAGCTTGTCGGTATCCACAGAGGTGGTGGCTGGGGTTTCAACGATAGGCTCAACTGGGGTGGTGGCCATAATCGGCTCCTTGATAAAGATCGATTTGATGAACGACAACACTGCGCGAATGCTCATTGCGATGCCCTGTCTACTGCCTCGGTGGCCTTGGTAGCTGCCTTGTCTGCTGTATCGGCCGCACGTGTCACCTTGTCGGCAGCGCGCTCCACCTGCTCAGCAGCCTTGCCGGTGTTGTCGGCCAGCTTGTTCAGGCGCAGGTCGCGCTGCTTCAGTGCCTCGTCGTAGCCCTTGCGGACATCGGAGACTTGCTCGCTGTACCAGTGAGCCAACGCCCAGTGCGAAGACTGGAACCCTATCACCGCTCCGCCGGCCACCAAGAGCACCGCAATCACCCATACCTCGACACGACGCCAGTAGCGCCGCGCGATGAATTCCATCGAACATCTGTCCATCAAGCTGCGCCTCCGAGTTGCGACCGCAAGCGCGAAATCTCCGCGCTTTGCGTGGCCACTCTGTCTGTAAGGCTCGCTACCTGGCTGGATAGGGCTTCTATTTTCCCTTCCAGTTTTCCAACTGCGGCAACGAGATCGTTGCGCTCCTTGGCGAACTGATCAGCCCGCGCCTCTGCGGCGTTGGCTCTCGTTCGCTCTATGTCTAGTAGCTCGTTCAAGCGCCGGACGGTGCCGATATCGGCGTTGTCCATGGCGCGATCAGTGGCGTCCCGCGAGAGGAACTTCCGCAACCACAGGAAGGCCGCGAGCAGGACCGTGCCACTACCGCCCAGCCAAGTGGCTGTTCCTGGGCCGAGGTCAGTAGGGTCCATCGTTACTCCGAATTAAAGGGCCCGCATGGCACGGGCAAATGCACTGAGGAGCAGCACTGAAATGGTTGCAGGGGCTCGATTCGAACGAGCGATCTCCGGGATATGAGCCCGGCGAGATAGGCCGCTTCTCCACCCTGCAGAAACGAAAAAGCCCCGCACAGTGGCGGGGCTTCTGGTGTCTCTCTCATACGCGCAAGATCGACATGATTGGAGTAATTTACGGCCAAACGGCCATCATGGTCAAGCGGCGTCGACGAAGATTTGTTCGGCGTCGAAGATCTCGGTGGCATGGATCACTGCGGCCTCTTCCAGCTGCTCCAAACGCTTGTGGATGCCGGCTCGCCAGTTGCGGCGAGTGCGCTCTGGCGAGCCGTCAGGGTCCCAGCTGTTCATGTCGTAGAACTCGGCGGGCAGCACGATCATGTCGGTGGAGCGCTTGCCGGTCTGCACACCCTTGAGCTTGGGGATTGCCCAGGCGGTGAGCGCCTTGTAGACGAACAGCTGAGGGGCCGGCGTGCTCATGCGGCTGACCAGGCGCCCGATCGCTGCCACCTTGTTGGCTTTGTGCGTGGAGTACTTGGCCACCAGCACATCCCACTGCGCCGGGGCCAGCTCGCGATGCAGCAGCGCGTACAGGCAGCAGTCGTAATCGAACTTGTCACGGACCGAGATCGTGCTGCCGGTGCCGCCTTGGCGCGCGTCGGCGTCGATCAGCTTTTGCCAGGACTGCTTGGTGCTGTTGTCGATGTTGTCGGCGGCCAGCACCCGCACCAGGGTGCCCATCACGTCTTTATAGATGCCCATAGCTCAATCCCCTGTGTAGTTCGTGCCGCCGGCGCCGCGGCGGTTGTTCTGGTCGTACTGCGCGGCCGGGCCATTCATCGGCACCGGGCGCTTCAATTGTTCGATCTGGTGGTCAGCGGCCTGTAGACGGATGCTCAGCTGAGTCACCAGCACCTCCAGAGGCAGCGCCTCACCGGTGTCGGCCGAGACCCAGCCGGAAGCGTGGCACTGCACGCAGGCCAGCTCATGGAACACGCCGGGCACCACCGCCCTGCCCCGGCACGTCGGGCACTTGGCAAGGTCGAGATGGGCGGCGCGGAATTCTGGTCCGTGGCGCTTATTCATGGCTGGCTGCGCTCTTCGATAACTGCCAAGGCAATCGAAAGCATTGCTCCGGCCGGTGCGCTCACAACGAAGAACATAGCCGCGCCGATAACACCTGCTGTCGACCCATGTGAGTAGGCAGCGATGCCGACAGCGATGAGTGTCATCGCGTGCTGCCACATGCTTACCCGAGGTGAAAAGAGGTCTCGCCGTACACTTTTCATGCTTTTGAAACCTCGCCTATGGTTGATTCTTGAAATGCCTCGCAGCCCATGCGCGACGTGGTCTGTAGCCCGTTGCTGGACTTTTTGTTTTCGACTCCCTCCAACCCGTGAATCACATCAAATCCCTTGGCGTCTAAATGGGTGTGCCACTTCTCCAGGGCTTCACGCTTGCGGGCTTCCACGGTGGTGTGGATGTAGGCCTGCACGTTGTGGCCCATGGCGTGGTTGATCAGCATCTCGCCGATCAGGAAGTCGATACCGAGGTCGGCCCAGCCGGTGCGGGCTAACTTGCGCAGGTCGTGACTAGTCCATTCGCCCTGCCCCAGCTGGGTGAACACCATGCTTGCCTGGGTCTCGCTCATGCCCTTGCCGTGGCGCGCCGGGAACAGGTATTGGCCGGAGTAGCCGATGGCGACCTGGGCAGCGCGGTAGCGGCTCAGCAGCGCGCAGACCTGCTCTGTAAGTGGAAGCGAATGCTCGACGCGGGTCTTGGTGTGTACGGCTGGCAGGTGCCAAGTGCGGTCGGCCAGGCTGATGTGCGACCAGAGCGCCATACGGGTTTCCCCTACGCGCGTGCCATGGCAGAGCATCATCAAGGCCAGCATGCCGTGGGCTGGGCGTCGATCGAAGGCCTCGGCCAGTTGCTCGAGCAGGCCCTCGACCTGCACACCACGCAGGCGCGCCGACTTGGCCTTGATCTTGGTCTTGGAGAAGTCACTGAATTTGATGCCGGCCATGGGGTTGGAGGGGGTCATGCCCAAGACGAACGCTTGGCGGCAGGCCAGCACCAGCAGCGCGAAGATCAGCCGCACGAATTCGAGCGACAGGCTTTCCTGCAGCGGCCACATCAGCGTGGTGTCGAGTGTGGCGCGATCGATCTCGGCGAAGGTCAGGCCTCCCACGCGCGGGATCAAGTGGCAGGCAATAGCAGACTTCGCAGTGTTCTTGCGCTTGGCCGACAGGTGCCGGTCGCGACCCATTCTGTCGCTGTACCATGCCAGCAGCTCGCCGAGCGTTGCCCATGGGCAAATGGCGGCAGTGGCCTTGGCGTCGGCGCCGAGTCGTTGACGGGTTTCCGGCAGCGCCGCCAGTACAGTCTTGGCCGACAGCTCGGGATAGGACCCTATGCGCAACCACTTCTTGCGCACCACCAGACTCCAGGTGCCTCGTGGCCGGGCTTCGGTGAAGCGGAAGTACAGGCCTGGGTGGCGCGGGTCGCGCATCAGCACCGAGGCCGGGTCATCGGCGCGTCGGCGCAGCTCGGCGTCTGAGAAAGCCACGATCATTGTCACGCTGCGACCCTCGTTGGGGGCTGGAGCAGGTACGCCCGCAGGCACTCCAGCGCATCGATGTGCCCGCGGCACACCACCGCGAGATAGCCCTGGGCGATCAGGGCCTGAATGTAAGCGTCCTGGCTGGCCGACACCGCAGCGTCGAACGGCGGCATGGCCTTGAACTCGATGTACAGGCCAAAGTGCCCACCGCGCGCCATCGGAAGCACCAGGTCCGGCACACCGGCCTTGACGCCCTGCCCTTTCAACTTCGCGGCCACGGCCTTGTGCCGGTGCCCTCCGTTGGGCACGTGGTAGATCAGCTTGAAGGCCTCTGGATACCGAAGCTCAACCTCGCGCATCAGCGCCGCCTGCTCCTGGCCTTCGCGGTCAGCTGGCTTGGCGCGGGCGGCGCGCGGGCCGAAGGCTTTCATAGCGGCCGGCTTCATTGGCCGAACTCCTTGAGCAGTTCACGCGCGACCATGACCGACCCATTGTCGCCAGACGTCTTGCTGATGTCGGACAGGAAGCTAAGCAGCCTGCTGTTCTGCGCCTTGAGGTCCACGACAATGCCCAGTATTTCATCGCCATCGCTGTTCATGTCTGCCCCCAAGGCCTCGCCGATAGCACCAAGGTCCAAGCATGCGGCCAACAGCATGCGCTGGTTGCGCTCTGAGTCCTTGATCAGCCCCAGCACGGCTTTCGGACTTGCCGCCGCGACGAACCACTCCGAAGAGAACGTCGGCAGCGAATCAAGTGCCCTTGATTCCTCGGCGTGCCAGGAGTCACCGTGGAGCTTGATGTAGTGCTCGGCGAGGCGTTTCAGTTCGCAGGAATCGCTCACGATGCCACCTTCCCTTCACGAATCAGAATGTCCTGGGTGCGCATGACGCCCTCGGCGTGCAGCAGGCGGGCCTCTTCACGATCGGCACCGCGGCGACTGGCACTGCGGCCGTCGACATGGTCATGGCAGGCAGAGCAGGCCCAGGCGCCTTGGAAGTCATTCGGCTTGCAGCCCATGCCGTTGGTGCCCGCCAGGCGGTAGTGGGCCAGCACGGTGGTTTCCGGGTTGCCGTTGCACACGCCCGGCACACGGATCTGGCACTCGCGGCCACGGGCGGCCTTGGTCAGCTTGGTTTGGCGGATGCTCATGGTTTCTGTACCTCGCGCTCGAGCCAGAACAGATGGACCAGAGACAAGATTCCGCACAGCGCGAACAGCGCCATGCATGCAACGGCTTCTCCAGAGCCAGTACTCTGCAGAGACGCCGCGATGAACCACAGTACGGCCACAATCTGAAGTACGTCGGAGCGCTTCATGGCTTCACCGCCTTTTCTTCGAGCTCGATCAGCAGGTCAAGGAAGTGACGGGCCTTCTGCAGGTCGGCGATGCCGCCCTTGTCGCGCCACCGGGTGACGTACTTGATCACGCTGCCTTCAGCGAACGGGATGCCGTTGGCGTGGATGTACTCGATGGGCTGAATCTTCAGCGACTTGTAGTGGCCGCCTGCAACCTGGGTATCCAATGCGCTCATGATTTCGCTCCTGATCTTTTCGAACGCAGTGCCGCTAGCGCGGCCTGCCCCACTTCAACAGTCCTAGGCGGTGCCGGCGGCGCTATCTCGGCCTTGGGCACGGGGCCGAGCTGTTCGCCCTGCCACAGCTTCCGGCACTGGGCCAGGTAGTGCTTCTCGAACGAGGCCATGCCCAGCTCGCGGGACAGCAGCGGCAGGCTGTGAAAGCCGGCGGCGGCGGTGGCGTGATACACGGCCGGGTGCATCCACTTGGCGCCGTCGCGCACGGCCGGGTGGCAATTGCGCAGGCCCTGGGCGTAGGCCTTCTCGACGCTTGGCAGGCCAAGACCTTCCGGCGCGAAGCACCAGCTCACGAACACACCGGGCGCCGGCACGAATGCCACCTTGCTCGCGCTGAGCACGCGCATGCCGTGGTCGATCTGTTCCATGCGGTTGATACCGGAGCGCATGAACTCGCCCAGCCACTCCAGCTTCGAAGCGTTCATGACGGCTTCGGTGGGCCAGGACTGGCGCCAGGCACCGCAGGCACCGCGCAGGCGCAGGAACAGGTCGTCGATCACCGTTTGGGTGGACGGGTCAACCGCTACCGCGCCGGGCTCGACGGGTGCCTGGTACGTTGGGTCGGTACGGCGGGTGGCGATCAGGTCGCGCACGCTGGTTGCAGTCTTCACAGGCGAACCCCCTTGGCTGCCCAGTCGCCCGGGGCTTCGCCGGCGTCGGCAGCGCTGGCGCTCTCGGTGGCCTGGCGCTTGATCCACTTGGCCAGGCGGTGGCACCAGCCGCCGTCGGTGTCGCGGATCTCGGGTTTGGCAACGTGGAAGCCCATGAACGAGCCGATCACGTCAGCGTTTTCGAGCGCTGAGTCCGGCACGCCAAGGATCACCAGCTGGGCGTTCAAGGTTCCTGCCCGTGGCAACCATTCGGCGAACATCGAGAAGCGCTTGCGGGCATCGGTGGATTGCTCCAGCGCTTCGGCGGCGGCGCGGTCCTGCTCGTCCAGCACGTCGGCAAATTCATGCGGCTGCTGCTGTTCGGTTACTTGATGGTTAATTGATGTATTGGGTGCAGTGGCTGCACCCCGTTCTGTCGTAGGCTGCACCCCGTTCTGTTGCTGGCTGCACCCCGTTCCATCTTCACGGGGTGCAACTGCTGCACCCCGCTTGATGAGAAGGTCGTACACAACCGGACGGCGGTCATGGCGATCGATGTACACGGCTGCCAGTGCCTGGTTACCGCGAACAATCAGGCCGCGCTCTTCCAACAGGTCGAGCTTCAGGCGCACCGTGCGCTCCGATAGGCCGGTGTCGTCAGTCAGGGTCTTCGCGGATGGGAAGGCGCCACGGCCATCGGTACCGGCGTAGTTGGCCAGGCACAGCAGCACGTGGCGCGCGCTCGAGTCTTTCCCGAGGTCGCGGCGGGACAGTGCCCAGGACATTGCTTGAACACTCACAGTGGAGCTCCAATCTTTTCAGCGAGCAGGACCAAGCCGCGGCGGGTGACCATCACCTGCTCGACCGTCTTCAGCTCTTCGGATTCGTTGTTGGGGATGCGGACCAGCTTGTGCTCAAGCAGGCCGGCGGAAAGGCGAGGCTGGAAGGCCGACCAGTTGGCGAAGCTGGTGCGCCGGTAGATCCAGCGATTGGCGGACATCCAGTTAAAGAGCTTCAAAGGGCCCATGCCCAGGTGCTTGGCTGCCTCGGTGATGCAGATCGAACCGCGCGTGCCGGCGAGCTGTTCCAGCGCCGCGACCTTGGGGGCCTGCTGCTCGATGACCAGGTGCAGGTGCTGGTTCTCGCGTGCCTGGTCGGCGGCCACTTGCAGCGCTTCGGCGAAGTTGGTGGGCAGGCGCGGCTGCTCGGCCTGCGCTTCAAGTTCCTGCCAGCGATCGACCAAGCGAGCCGTGAACTCTGGGCTGAGCTGCGCAACGATCACATAGGTGTCGCGCTTGCCGATCAGGTACACCTTGAGAGAGCGAGGGCGGCCCAAGCTGTCGGGCTCTTGTTCATCCCCCACTGGGGGTTGGACGATTGTGCCGCGCGCGATGAGCCGATCAATCGACTGCTTGACCTTGTCGTGCCTGGAACCGAGCAGTTCCGCGATCTCGCGGGACGACATGACCTGACGCGTCATATTGTGGCTGATTGCGAAACCTGACGAATCAGGCTGGGTATTGCGGTGGGTGGGCTGGCTGTGCATAATTGACCTCACATTGCGTTACCGCTGTAGAAGAAGCCGACCTTGACCGTCGGCTTTTTTGTGCCTGCAATTCGGTGGCTCAGGCCACCTTCACCGACGCCTTCAGCTGCGACAGTGCTTGTTCCGCGTGATCGATCTCGCGGAGGATCCGCTGCCGCTCAACTTGGTCGACACGACCGTCGCCCATGGCGCCGTGGGTCTCGACAGTCAGCTCCGAAATCTCAAGCGCGACTTTGCTCAGCGCCTTGTAAACGTCGATGGCCGCAGGCAGCTCGTGCTTCACGATGCTGTGCCCGAACTCTTCGGCCAGCGCAGCGATCGGGCGCATGTCGCCGGTGTGCAGAATCAGCGCATACAGGTGCTTCACGTTGAACCAGGCGCCGTCGTAGTTGGCGTTGGCGCGCTGCAGCAGGCTCACCGCAGGCATGTTCATCAGGGTGGCCAGGCCCTTGGTGTTGGCCTCGCCCACAACGTCGTCGCAAGCCTTGAGAAAATTCTGCATTCCTAAAACCTCAGGATTCTTTATGTGGTGGCAATACGCCGCATTTGGGACCATGGCCTCACTCATCGGCGACATGCGCATCAAGCAGCCACTGTCGATGCCGAAGCGGTACTGCGGATGTAAGCCCAATCGATATCGGGCCTAAGCACCTCGCAAGTCACAGCTCCTCGACTTTCACGATCGATGTTGATAGCGAGTGATGCGCTCGGGCGGCGGTGGCCGTATGCAACCTGCTTCAGCTGGCCAACGCTGGTCTCACAAGCTTTTGCGAAGCCATCAAGCGACGCGGCGTCGAGCGGCTTCAAAAATTCGTGCAGGTTCATGTGCACCTCCTTTGTCAGCCGCCAGATTAGCGTTTGCTAATGTGCAAGGCAATAGCAAACCGTAATTTACTGATTGCTAACTGGAAGCGATGATTGCTGGATGGATACCAATAAACTGAGGGTGGATGCGCTCAAGGCAGTAATGGCCGGCGCATCCCAAAAAGACTTCGCAAACCAGCACGGACTCGACGCCTCCTACCTATCCCAGATTCTCAATGGGCATAGGAATTTGGGCGAAAAGGCCGCGATGACGCTCGAGCAGAAGATTGGCCTGACAGCTGGCACCCTGGTCGCCCCCTCCCGTGGCACAGGGCTGATAGATGCGCAGCCGGAACCAAAGACTGCGTCGGATCTGGTAAAGGACATGCTCGCGAAAAGCGGGAAAGGCATTGCGCCCGAAACTCGCCAGCGCCTGCTGGCTGCAGCTCAAGAGCCACCTTCTAACGTCATCGCGGTGGATTTCTCCCGCCCAGGCCAAGTAGGCGACGAGGTGTGGATTGCCCACTACGACGTGCGCGCGGCGATGGGTGGCGGCCAGATCCCGCACGAATACCCGGAAATGCTACAGGACATCAGGGTTAGCCCGCGGCACCTGCGCGAGATGGGCGTGACCTTCAAAGAGCACTTCCACCTCAAGATGATCACCGGCTGGGGCCAGTCGATGGCGCCGACGATCAAGGACCGCGACCCATTGCTGGTGGACGTCACGATCCGAGAGTTCACGGGCGACGGGATCTACCTGTTCTCCCACGACGAAATGCTTTACGTGAAGCGGCTGCAGAAGAAGGGCAAATCTCTCTTCAAGATGATCTCGGACAACAAGCTCCATGACCCCGAGGATATCCGCGTGGACGACACGCACATCCTGGCTCGCGTGCTGTACGTGTGGAATGGGAATCCGGTATGAGCCTGACTAGGCCGAACCAAGAGTTGCGCCGCGACCTCAAGGCCGCCGCACGCGATCTGGAAGAGGCTGCCCGTGAGCTGTTTGCTGGGGTTGGCCAAAGGAATTCGTCAGAGGTTATGCCGGTCCTCGACAGAATCGAGGCGCTGCACATCCAAGCTGATCGCTTGAAGGGGTATGCAGATGAGGTATCCGGCGGCCGCGTAGTGAGAGCCACGCTTTCCCGATTCGACTAGAATTTTTCGATAAACGCAAGGAAGGGTCATGAGCGAAAAAACAGTTACGGCGGTCATATCCCATATCAAGGCTTCGTCCTATGTCGATGAACAGGTAGATAAGTTCGACGCGTTCAGCATTGCCTGGAACGGTTCCGAGGCTATACACCTAACGTTTGGCCGGAATACAGTGAATGTCAAAAACACCAAGTTCTTTATTCAAGATGGGGTCTCCAGCGTAGAATCCGGAGATATGGATGTTATCAGGCTCGATGTAGCAGGCCTTACAATTCCGCTCGAGACAGCCCGAGAGCTTGCCAGCACGCTTGCAGCTATGGTGCAGCACGCCGATGCTAGGGAGCTGCTTGGTGACCGGGAATGATCGAAAGAAACTCCAAGCCGCCTTTGTTTTTGGTGGCAGATTCGAAAGGCGCACCCAGGTCGCTTCCCACAGATAAGGCCGATGACAATCGCAGAAAAGAAGGCAATACTGGTGGTGAGCCACCGGGAGGAGATCCAATGGAAGCGCGCGTAGCTCGCCTCGAGACCCATGTCGAATACATTCGTCGCGACCTGGACTCCATGAGCGAAGATATGAAAGAGGTCAAGGGAGACTTGACCTCCATCAAGCGTCGTATTGCCTATTTTTCCGGCGCCGGACTTATTTTGGCGGCAATTATTGGCTGGATATTCAATAACCGTTTCGAGCAAATCTTGTCCATCTTGGCAGCGACAGCAAAGTAGCTATCTCCGTATAGGCCCGCCAACCAGAGCGGGCTTTTTTACGCCTGTCAGAAAGGCGCCTCTGCCTCCACCCTCTCCTGCTCCCACTCGTCCACACCTGGTATTCCTTCCTTCTCCGGCTCCTCCCAGCGCACCAGCACGCTCCCGTCGTCGCGGTACTCCAGCTCCAGCTCTTCGGTCGCGGCCATCTGGCTCAGCGCTTCCTCCCACTCCTGATCCCCGTCGCTATCAAGCCGGTGAATCAGCACCCAGCGCTGCAGCTGCGCGATCGGGTGATTGATCATCTCGGACACCCGCAGGCTCAGCCGCTCCATCCCTGACATTCCCTGGCGCTCCTGTTGCGCCGCTTCGCTCTGCCCCGCCATAACCCACCTCCGAAAGCTGTATATCCATCCAGTTATAGCGGAAGCATAGCGGCGGCTGTAGGAAAAGTGAACCCTCTCCGTCGGAGATTTCTGCGCTAGCCAACCCACCAAAATAATTTAGCATTTGCTATTGACCTGTAATTTAGCAGTTGCTAATTTATATCCATCGAGACGCCACGGCGGATCGGGACACGACTGGTGAAGCCGCCAGTTAGCACGGGGTCAGCGAATTGGCCTCCCAGCCCCGCGAGGGATCGACTGGAACCAAGTTCTTTAAGCGAGACGGATTTCACTGGCTGGCCTTCCAACGAGGGCCAGACGGGAAATCGAAGGAGAAAAAAATGGAAAAGCGACCGACTGACCGCATCAAGTTCAAGCTGTGGCAGCCCACCAGCACCACCGAGTTCGACGGCGGCGCGGCCGAGGGCATCCTCTACGCCGCGCTGTCGCTGCCCAGCGAAGAACGCCTGAAGCTCATCGAGCAGCTGCAGGCTAAGCACGCCGAGATCGACGCGCGCTTCCGATAGATCAACCAGCGCCACGCCCGCCTGGCGTCAATGGCCCTATTCCGGTGATGGTTGAGGTCCTGGGTGGTCAGGACGAACCCGGCGAAACCACCCGCTGCCCTGCTTCGGCAGGCCGCATCGGGGTGTGATCTTTCTGCACCTAAATACATATGCCTCTCAAGGGGAGGCAGGTGATCTAGCAGGTTTCGGCCAGCAATCCGGACAGGCTACCCCGGACGGCAGATCGCACCCCGATGCGCGAAGCATCCCGACCAACTCCAGAGGACAAGGCCATGTGAACTTCAGCCGACGGCCCCGCCTCATGCGGCGCCAGCAACAACCCCCGTAGGGTGGTACCTGCGGTACGGAAGGTAAAGCCCGGGTCACTCCGGGCTTTTTTACGCCTGTCGATATTCGCCAGCACCCTGGACCAGGGTTCTGACCAATGCCTACAGCCAGGGAGAAACACATGCACCCATCAATGCAGCAGCGCGTGCAGGGCCTCAATGCCCTGCGTCAGCGCACCCAGATCGCAACCGCAGACCTCTACGCCATGATCGGCCAGGAGCAGCCCGTGCAGAAGATTCGCTACCAGGTGAAGACGGCCGGCAAGGCCTATCACATCGTCGAGCTGTCCAGCGGCAAGGTTCGCGGCTTCCGTTGGAAGTGGGTCGACGCGATCAACTTCGCCCAGCAGCTGGAGGCCAAGGCCGATGCCGCGGCGCGCCGCTTCGGGGGTGTGCAGTGAACATCGGCCAGCCCCTCCCCGATCCGCGCACCGCGGTGATTAACGACCTGTCCGCGCAGATCGACAGCTTCTTTGCCGCGGGCCGCACGGTGCGCGTGATCGAATCCGGCGTCAGCGGTGAGCGCACCGGCGGCCAGAGCATGGCCACCCACCATGACCGCATGCGCGCCGAGCGCGACAAGCTCGCGCCCACGGTCCAGTACCTGGCCAGCGAAGGCAAATCCATCAAGGAAGCCGCCGAAGCCCTGGCCACCGTCCCTAAGCGCGTGAAGCTGATCGCCCGTGAGAACGGGATCAAGTTCGCCAAGTAGTAAGCCTCCCGGAGGCATCATGAGCAAACGCAAACCCCACAACCTGCGTGCACGCGTCGAGCGCTCTTGCCGTTCGATCCTCGCCACCAACCACGTGTGCGTGGTGAACATCGATCCCGCGGGCCGCCAGTGGATGTTCAACTGGAAGACCTGCCGCGTGATCCGCAGCCGCCAGGTGGTCGACGCCATCTTCGACGTATCGCACCGCTGGACTATCTACATCGGCTGCATGTGCATCGACCAGGCCGGCGCCGAGTACATCAAGTCGGTCGAGGTGGCGCCCAACGGCATGTACCTGGCCAAGCAGTTGACCGAGGTCATCGAGCACTACTACACCGAGCTGCGCGCCGGCTGCAACCCGAAGCACCTGGTGGCCCACGGGTGGATAGCCATACCCAGCGCCATGTCGCTCGACGAAGCTCAGGCCGCCCAGCTGTTCACCACCGCCGGTGCCTGGAATCAGGCCAAGGCAGCATGAGGCGAGTCAGCCACCAGGTGCGCCAGCGCCGCCGGCAGCTCTGGCTCGCCATACCCGCATCAGGAATCAAGGAGGCTGCCCATGGCAGCGAAGACAGCCGCGCAGAACTCGAAAGAGTACCGGGCGCGCAGGAAGGCCAAGGCCGCAGCCCTGGGCGTGAAGCTTCTAGCCGTTGAGGTGTCGGCCGGTGTTGAGCAGCGCCTTGGCATCGTGATGAAGGCCCAGGGCTTCGAGCAGTTCGAAGAGCTTTTCCAGACCCTAGCGCTGAACCTGATCGACGCCCCGCCCGACCTGGCCGCAAGGATGCTCAAGCGCCCTAGCGCGTCAGAATTTCAGATCAAACCGAAACACGCGCGTCAGCTTCGCGAGTTCGCAGAAACAGGAGAGCCGGACGATGGCGACCAAGAATAGCCAGGCCAGCGCCCCGCAGCTGGAAACCCTGGAGCACATCCGCAAGTACATCTCGGTGCACGGCTACTCGCCCACCCTGGCGGAGCTCGCGGTGGAAGCCGGTGTCGCCCAGAACTGCATCGCCGAGCGCATGGGCGCCTTGGTGAAGTTCGGCCTGGTAACCAAGACGCCGGGCATCGCGCGCAGCGTTCGACCAGCGGGGCACATTTGTACTCCAGCGATAACCGACTACAGCTGACGCTTGAGATGCTTCAGATATTCAGCTGCCGCTGATTTTTCTTCCGCCCCAGGCGGTCCATCACTACCAGCAATCAACCCTTCTGCTTGATCGAAAACTTTATAGGCGGTAAGGCTCATTTGGTTTGACTTGAGAAGAGCCATAAGAAGGCGTTCAACGGCATCTACCTGTGCTTGATTGCTCATATAAAGCTCCTTGATCCGGCCCCATGCCGGACACAAGTTATAGCCCACCCCACCCAATTTGCCACTCACCGAGATATCGGGGAGCGGCGTAGCAATGGAGATTGCCATGCAAAATATCCCACCACGCCCGAAAGCTGACAAGGCGATGATCCTCGCGGCTTGCACCGTAGTCGCTGAAAAGATGGATGGCGCTGACGCCGAGACCATCGCCGAGCACTACCGTCGCCACATGGATGGCTTCGAGTTGGCGAAGGAGCTTGATAAGTATGCCTGCTGGGATACCACGCGGGACGACATGGAAGCGCTGGACGAGCTGGACTGCTTGGTAGATAGCGCAGAGCGTGCAGCGATCAAAGCCTGGGCTGCTGAGCACAACCCGCAGCCGCCATTCCCCTTGGGAACGCGCATCACAAGGGGCTTAATCACCGGCTTCAGCGATTATTCGCCGGCCTGCTACGAGGTCAAAGAGGATGGTGACGAACACCCTAACCGTCGCTTGATCATCAAGTTCGAGCACGCCGTAGCCGCCTAACCCTCCCCCTACATCACCTATAACGCTGAACGCCTCGGCAGGCGGGCGGCTGTCTGGAGTATCCATGAACATCTACCGCCACACGTTCACGGCCGTTTGCCCTTCGGACGGCGACACGATCATCTACAGCATCGAGATTCGCTCGCTGGCGGTGGTGATGGTTGAACACATCAGGACGGCCACAGCGCTGATAAAGTCGGGCTACCACGAACGCATCGCAGATGAACTGGTCGAGCGCCTGGGCGGTGACCAAACGATCAAGGCTGTGCACCAAGGTGTGGAAATCGAGACCGTGAGGTTGAGCGGATGATCCATTACCACGGCACGCCAGTTGGCGGCACCCGCCAGGACGGCGCCAGGTTCCTCGCCGGTCGGCATGCCCTGGTGCCCTTCCCGCGCCAGGATGACATGGGCATTGTCGCAGAGGTTTGCCAGTCGTTCGTGTTCGACAACGGCGCCTTCAGCATCTGGAACAAGGGTGGCACGCTCGACGTGGATGGCTACACCCGGTGGGTCGAGGACTGGCACCGGCACCCGGGCTTCGACTGGGCGCTAATCCCCGATGTGATCGATGGGGATGAAGCAGCGAACGATGCGTTGCTGGCGGCATGGCCCCGGGCGCTTCGCGGCGTTCCGGTGTGGCATCTGCACGAATCGCTCGAGCGCCTGCAGCGGCTCGCCAGCGAGTGGCCAACGGTTGCGTTTGGGAGCTCCGGCCAGTGGCGCTCGCCCGGTACGGCGGCATGGTGGAAGCGCATGGCAGCGGCCATGGACGCGATCTGCGATGACCAGGGCCGGCCAGCATGCCGGCTGCACGGCCTGCGCATGCTCGACCCTGCCATCTTCCAGAACCTGCCATTTGCCTCGGCTGACTCCACGAACGCGGCGGTGAACGGTGGCAGCATTAGCCGCTTCGGTATGTATGCCCCGCCCACAGCCGGCCAGCGCGCCTGCGTGATCGCTGATCGCATCGAAGCCCACAACAGTTCGTCGATCTGGCAGCGCGAAGCCCAGGCCGAGATGGCACTTTAAACGTAGGCAGCATGACCCCCACCCCACAGCAACAACTCACCGGCGAGATGGAGAAAACCATGCCGAACCATCCCGACGACCAAGGCGCCATCGAAAAGCTACACGTCGAGTTCATCAACCGCTTTGATCGCGTGAACGACGACCTGATGACCTTCCAAGACAAGGCGTACGCCATGGGTCGGGCACGCGGCCTGTTCGATGCGGCGCTGCAGGTGGAGAAACTGCGTGAGCAGCTGGCGGAAGTGATTGCCGCGCTGGAAGCCTCGCAAACGGCTCTGTGCGCCGTAGCCTGCCTCGCGCCCCAGCATCGAACCGAGGTCATCGACCAGGCCATCGATCAGGCGGCTTTCACGCTGAGCCACGCCAAGGCTCACCCGATCAATAGCGATCACAGGGGAAGGATCAATGAGTGACGACAAAGTGCTGGTGTCGCAGAAGCAGCTAAACGATTTGATTGATGCCCTGCGTATCGCAGAGTCCTACGTGCAGACTGCTTTCGCTCGCGCCCAGCAGAAAGACAAGCTGGGGCGAAAGCTGCCTGCTGACCACCCGATAAGCGTCGACCTCAGCCGCGTGTTGTCGGCGCTCGCCCAGCCCTCGGATGGCGCCCTTACCAATGAGCCCTTCTGCTACACCACCACCGGCATGGTCGAAGTCGCCAAGGCTATCCAGGCTGGCAGCGGCATCGGCCGGGTTGGCGCGAAGCTGGTGAAAGACGACCGATTCTGCGTGCCGTTGCACCTCAGCCCGCCAGCCCCGGCCGCGGTGATTCTCCCGCCCGCGCCGGAGATGCCCGAAGAACCGCTTTGCGCTGACGACGACAGCTATATGGACGCCTACCACGCGGCGCGCCGGATGCGAACCGCGTGCGCCAAAGCCATTGAGGCAGCCGGCCTGAAGGTCGCGCCATGACCCTGCTCCCCTACCTCGGCGCCTGGTTCGCCGCTACCTGCATCGCCGGCCCGCTCCTGGGTCGCGCCATTCGCCAATCTGCAGTCGTCGCCCGATAACTCCAGATCTACACCCCCTTCTAATTTGTCTGCCGCTTTGGCGGTGAGGATGAACCGTGGACAATCAAAAACTTGGCCCAGACCACTATCGCTATGTCGACGACATCGGGCCGGAAGGCGTAACGATCCTCTGCGAGACGTGGGTCGTGTGCGGTGAAACGCCCCAATGCTGGTACGTCATTCCCGAACACAAGAGCTACCTGCTGGGCAGGGGCTGGGGCGACTCGCTGAAACTGGCACGGAAGCGCATCAGCAAATACGCCGGCGGGAAGAAGCGCTGCTACCAGACTCGCGAGGAAGCATTTAACTCCTATCGAATCCGCAAGCATTGGCAGCTAAGGCATACAGAGCATGCGTTCCAGCGCGCCAAGACTGCGTTGTCCGAGATCAATCGAATCACCGTACCGCCTGAACGCAAGCACCTCTGTGAGGGTGGTGAGTACTTCAAAGAGATGAACTGGGGTATGTGCTGATGAACGACCGCGAACTGCTGGAGTTGGCGGCCAAGGCTGCCGGGCTCAGTGTTGAATTCCTGAGCCATGCAAACGGGCTTGAGACGGTTACTGCGCTCTACCCTCAGCCCAACAATAGGATTGCCGATGGGTATCTGTGGAATCCGCTTGAGGACGACGGCGACGCGCTGCGCCTAGCGGTGAAGCTGCATATCGGCCTCACCTTCGACACGGCCTGCGACAGCGTGGTCGCTGGTCTGGACCTCGGGCAATCGGTGACCGCAGTACATCAGTTGGACGATGTCGGGACGCGCCGAGCCATCGTCCGCGTAGCCGCAGGGATAGGGAGAGCTATGCCATGACCAGCCGCGACCAATTCGAACAGGCCTACGCCGAGTTCGCCAACTGCACCGTCCAGTGGTGCCAGAGCCAGCGCATGATCAACGGCAGCTATCTGGACCGGTATCTGGCCCGGGCTTGGCACTGGTGGCAGCGCGGGCAGGAGGCGGCATGAGCGCAGTTAAAGTACTCGACCCGTGCAGCGCCAGCCGCATGATGTGGTTTGACAAGCAGGACCAACGCGCCCTGTTCGGCGACATCCGTGACGAAGAGCATCTGCTCTGCGATGGCCGGGTGCTGAAGGTCGAGCCGGACGTGATCATGGACTTCCGGTCGCTGCCCTTCGAAGACGCCACGTTCAAGCTGGTCGTGTTCGACCCGCCCCACCTGACCCGCGCCGGCGTCGATAGCTGGATGCGCGCCAAGTATGGCGTGCTGACCAGCGACTGGAGGGACGACATCAAGAAGGGCTTTGCGGAGTGCTTCCGGGTGCTGGAGCCCGAGGGCGTGCTGATCTTCAAATGGGCTGAAGCCCAGGTGCTGGTCAGCGAGTTACTGGCTCTCACCGATCAAAAGCCCCTGTTTGGCCACAAGTCCGGAAAGCGTGAAAAAACGCACTGGATCACCTTCATGAAGCGGTAACGCATCAAATCCTATGCATCCCGGGCCAATCGGCCGGATACGCATCGCATACGAGTCATAACCCGGCCGCATGCCCCATATACGAATCACTCATCTTTGAATGCCTGCCGGTTCGTGGCGGGCGGAGCATTGTCATGACCGAAAAAAATCACACGCCCGGCCCTTGGGCCATTGGGAAACACGGCGCGGCCGGCGGAATCGGCATCGACGCCAAAGACCCGGCCGACGGAGAAAACTTCGAGGTCTGCGAAGTTTGGGGTATAGACCTGAACACCAAACACGACGAGCGAAGCCAGGCGAACACCAAGCTGATCGCTGCGGCGCCCGATCTGCTGGCCGACCTGGTCGAAGCCGCCGCCACCCTGCGCCGCTACGAAACGCTGCACCGAGCCAAGGGCACCGACGACAGCACGGCCAAAGCCGAGGTCAACGCTGCGCTTGCTTCGCGCTTCGAAGCGACCATCGCCAAAGCCACCGAATAACCCCTTCTGCCGCCACTGGGCGGCCACCAGGTGCACAATGAGAAAAGAACTGATCAAGATCAGCGAATTCCAGCGGCGCAAATGGGGTGAGAATGGAACGCCCCTCTGCTCCCAGGCTATTCGCAACTACCTGCGCGACCGGAAGATTCCCGGAGAGCGCATCGGTAACATCTGGTACGTTGACTGGGCCGCATACCAGCGGCTGACGGGCAATCCGCTGGTCGACATGGTGATGAAAGGAGCCGCGTGATGGTCCCACGACCACGCAACAAGGCGAACAAAGGCCTCCCGGCCAACCTGTACTTCGACGGGCGCCGGGGCACCTACCGCTACCGGCGCCCCACGGACGGCAAGTGGTTTCAATTCGGCGCCGACCGGGGCCGCGCGATCGATGCTGCCCAGCAACTGAACCTCACGTTCCTTCGCGGCGGCGACCTGGTATCCGCCGTGCTGGACGAACACAGCGTCACCCTGGCGTCTTTTCTGGATGACTACGAGGCCAAAGTCCTGCCTCAGCGCGAACTCGCCCAAGCCACCCTCGACCTGTACAAGGTTCGCTTTAAGCAGATTCGGGCGGTTCTAGGTGGCAAGGTCATCGACCGAATCACCATCCGCATGGTGGCCGAGTTTCTGGAGCCGCTCACGGCACGCGCGGCTAACCAGGCGCGCGCGCTGCTGGCTGACGTGTTCACCCATGCCGCGGCGAAGGGCCTGTGCCCCGATAACCCCGCCTCCAGCACTATCCCCAAGATCGAGAAAAAACAGCGCAAGCGCCACACGGTTGAAGGCTTGGCCGCGATCCGCGCGCGGGCACCACTATGGCTTCAAAACGCTATCGATATCGGCCTGCTCACTGCCCAGCGCCGCGGCGACATTCTGGACATGAAGTTCGAGGACGCGCGCGAGGGCTTCCTGTACGTGGTGCAGAACAAAACCGCAAAGGCTGCTGACGCGGGCTGGCTGAAGATCAAAATCACGCCGCAGCTGCAGGCGGTGCTCACGCGGTGCCGCGACGATGTCCTGTCGCCCTACCTGATCCACCGCCGCCCGGAGCGCAAGAAAAAACGCGAAGGCAAGGATCATTGGACCAAGGTCGACGAGCGATTCTTGACCAGGGCTTTCAAGGACGCGCGCGATGCATGCGGGTGCTACAAGGGGTGGAAAGAAGAGGAGATGCCGGGGTTTCACGAGATCCGCGCCCTGTCGCTGCACCTGTACAAGCGCGCCGGAAAGGACGGGCAGAAGATCGCCGGGCATGCCAGCGAGGAGATGACGCGCAACTACCAACGAGACCATGCAGACGTGGTCTGGTCGGAGGTCGAAGCGGACTTGGATATCAGCGGTATTGCGGGATAGTTTTGCGCCAGTTTTGCGCATGTTTTGCGCACGCACAAAAAAGCCACTTTCAGGAAGTGGCTTAAGTGTCTGATTTTACTCAGGAATAAATGGTCGGGACGGAGTGATTCGAACACTCGACCCCTTGCACCCCATGCAAGTGCGCTACCGGGCTGCGCTACGCCCCGACCGAGCGTAACTCTTACAATCAGGCCCAGAAACCTAAGCTTCGAAGCCGCTCCCAAACCTCTGAAAGCGCAAAAAATATACCTTAACCATTTGAAAAACGGAAGGATTTTTTCCGACTTATTTCTTCAACACCGACAGCACATCCTCTAGCTCCGAGATGGTCTGGCGGATCAGCTGTTTGTACTGGGTGGTGTCGTCTTTAGCCTCGTCCCCCGACATGCGCAGGCGTGCGCCGCCGATGGTGAAACCCTGCTCGTAAAGCAAAGCGCGGATCTGGCGGATCATCAGCACATCCTGGCGCTGGTAATACCGCCGGTTGCCGCGACGCTTGACCGGGTTGAGCTGCGGGAATTCCTGTTCCCAGTACCGCAGTACGTGGGGCTTTACCGCGCACAAGTCGCTGACTTCACCGATGGTGAAGTAGCGCTTGCCGGGAATCGGCGGGAGCTCGTCGTTATGACTTGGTTCCAGCAT